GTTGGTACATTGAACGGTGCAATGCGTGTGTTTGTAAACAGCTATGCTGCTGACACTGCGTCTGTATTGGTAGGTTACAAAGGCACAAGCGAAGCTGATGCTGCTGCGTTCTATTGCCCATACATTCCTTTGATGAGTAGTGGTGTTGTTCTTGATCCAAGTACATTCGAACCAGTCGTATCATTCATGACACGTTATGGCTTCGTAGAATTAACCAACACAGCAAGTTCCTTCGGTAACGCTGCTGACTACGTTGGCGAAATCGCTGTACAAAACTTGTCATTCTCCTAATCAGAGATTGTTTGTTTACACTACCCAGGGATGGGAAGTGCAGAAAAGGACCGAAAGGTCCTTTTTTGTTGACCAAATAAATATGAATATGATTTCAAAGATAAATTTTTCAAATTTGTTTCCGGTTAAACATAAAAGCCCAGTTGGCAACGAGAGTGGATACTATTTGACTCCAGCCCAGGCACTAGATAAAAAAATACAGCAAGCTAAAGCTAACAAGCGTTAAACTTTGTACCAGCTTAGATATTTGTGTATTTTATCAACAACGGATGCCCAATCGCCAATAGAGGGTTGTCTAAATAACGTAGCACTAGGATACCAAGGGCTTGAATCACGATTTAATAACCAACGCCAGTCGGTACCATACCAATTAAGTGGAATCCATGTTGGCCTGCCCATTGCGCCGGCTAAATGAGCAACAGCGGTGTCTATACTAATGACTACATCCATATGATGTATTAGAGCTGCCGAGTCAGCAAAATTTCGTATAGCCCCAGGATACTTTTTTACTCCCAAGGTTTCTAAAACAGTAGCAGACTCTTCACTACATTCGACTTGTAAATTTACCCACTCATAGTTTGGATTTTTACGAATCAAGTCGCACATGGTATCAAACGGCATTGCCTTGTGTTGATTAATCCACGAGTCGGGTCGACCTGACCAACAAAAGCCAACTCTTAATCGATTTTTTGCCCCTAACGTTTCTTGCCATTGTTGGGCCAGGTCGGCACGAGCACCAAGATATGCCAGCTGTGACGTAAGATTTTCAAGAGTAACTCCAATGACTCCAGGAATACTCATCATGGGAATCCAGTAATCAAAATCTGTAGGTGTATCAGCAACGTCTATAATTTTAGAAATGATTGGACTTTGCTCAAACAACGGAGCAAGATTGTTGTTGGTTTGTAAAATAACTTTGGCACCAGCGGTGTGTAACGGAAACAAAAATCTTATAAACTGTATGGTATCACCAAGACCTTGTTCTTGACAAACCAAAATAGTTTTGTCTTTGAGATCTTGCCCGGTCCATCTGGGTTGTTCAAACTTTGGTAAAGTACCAGCCAAGTGTTCGTACTGCCAACGAACCTCGTAAGCAGGCCATCCACGAGCATAATCGCCTGATAACAAATATGCCACTCCAAGATTAAATTGTGCTGTGACATTTTTAGGGTCTAACTGAATAGCCCGTTGTAAAAAAGATATTCCAGCTTCTGGTTCGCCACATTCACGCAAGACATTACCATAGTTGTTGAATGCACCAGCATGGTGTCGGTCTTGTATTAATGCCTGAGCATAATAAGCCAATGCCTGTTCTGGTTGATATTGTTCGCGAGCAGTATTACCGTGCGCAATTAAAAGTTCTGTTTCCACGATTCTATTTAATTAAACTGCTTGCGAGTCAAAATATTTGTTAAGCCATAAATACTTGTCAACGCAATACGGCGTTTTATGCAGGCTTTACCCCCTGCGTAGCGGCTAGAACCCGCATCGGGCTTCTTTAAGGAGAAAACAAAATGGGACGTCCACTTAAGATTCAAAAATATAACACATCTACATCTACACCAGTAGATCAAGCATATCCTCCATTTGCATCACCAACTTCAATGGACACAGCCACTGCCACATATCCAACTGGCGGTACTAATCCACTGTGGCTTGGTGTAGTTGGCGGAACACGCGGCACAGCAGTAAGTACAACATATCCAGTTGTAAAATGTCGTGTGTTTGTTACAGGTTTTGCTGAAGCAGATGGTGTTATTATACGCCAAAAAGGTTCACGCAAATTTATGGTAGCCGATGTAACTGCTAGAACAGCTCTGGTATCTGGCTATGCATACCGTATCACTGTAGTAGGTGATACCGACTGGGCCAGCTATGGTGCCACTAACGCACAAGTAGGCACAATTTTTACAGCCACTGCTGCTCTCGCCAACACAGGCACAGGTCGTGTAAACGCTGTTGGAACATGTGTGTTAACCAGCGATTTATCGCCTACCGCAGGCAACATGAGCATTAGTTATTTCTCTGGTGCAACCGACTCAACCGAACAGGCAATTAGCAAATTGACCAACAAGTTCTTCCAGAACTTTGATGGCGGCGAGACTGGTGGTAATGCTAACACAGGCGATGTTTGGCTTGATACACAAGTTGTTAACAACGTGGCACTTGATGCCAACTTCTTCTCAGACGAGGGCACTGTAGCCAAGTCTGGTGCAGAAGCAGATACTTGGGGTGTTAACGGCAGTGAGCAAAATGCAGGCGGCACATTAAGTCTTGGTATTGTTGAAAATTACACATCGTAATTTTGTTGTAACCCAAAAATCCCTGCAGATAAGTACTGTGGGGATTTTTTTATGACTGTAGCATTTGTGTTAGGCAACGGCATTAGCCGTAAACCTGTTGATTTATCAGTGCTGAAACAGCACGGAACTGTCTATGGTTGTAATGCTGTATATAGAGAATTTGTACCTGACGTTCTAATAGCCACAGATAAACCTATTTCCACTCACATACAAGAAACTGGATATTCTTGTAAAAATCGTTTTTACACTCGCAGACCCTTAGAAGGGCTAGGTGCCATGCCGGTACCACACGAATACTTTGGCTATAGTAGTGGGCCTATAGCTACATCTCTCGCTGCCCAAGATGGCAATAGACGTATATATTTGCTGGGATTTGACATGGGACCCACCCCGGATCAAAAGTTCAACAATTTATATGCCGGCACAGAGTTTTACAAAACACCCGAATCTACACCCACTTTTACCGGAAACTGGATTAGACAAATAAGCCGTGTAATTACAGACTATAAAAGAACACGATTTTTTAGAATCTGTGGTCCAACTACAGCCAGAATTTCTGAACTTGAAGCACTGAATAACCTTGAACACCAAGACTTGGCCCAGTTCCTAGACCGCATAAATAACAAAAAGGATCTTTAAATGGCGACCTACAAGAATACCAGTGGCGATTGGTACATCACAGTTGACAGTGGTGTTGGAACAATTTATGTTGACGGAAACTTGGATGTTTCTGGAAACATTACCTACGTCAGTGAAATTGCAGTTAACGATGCGTTTATCGCTGTAGCGGCAAACAACAACGGCACAGTGACCAGCATGGGCTTGATTGCTACCAAAGTAGCCAATACTCAATGGGCCGGCTTGCGATTTAACACTATTACCAGCCAATGGGAAATTAGTCCATCGGTCTATGGCAACGGTGCACCTATTTCGGCCTATGCAACTATTGCCACAGGAAATGCCACTGCGGGTGGATCCAACACAGAAGTACAATTCAATAATGCAGGTGCATTTGGTGCCAACATTAATTTGAAATTTGATTTTGCCAACAGCAGACTGACCTTGCAAGGTCATCAAGTGTTTGGCAACACTGCTACTCCAGCCAACGTGTCCAACAGTGTGGCAGTTTATAGTAACGTGGTTGGAGCCGGTGGTACAGGATTGTATTTTACCAGCTCAGCAGCCAACGACGAGTTGGTCAGCAAGAGCAAGGCCATAGTATTCAGTATTATATTTTAAGGAATAAAAATGACTATTCAAGTAGCCAATGTAACCTCAGCAGGCAACATCGTTTATACCAGTAGCGGTAATACTGCTATTACATTTTTAAGTTTGTGTAACTATTCTGCAGGCAATGTTACAGCCAACGTGTATGTAGTTCCTAGTGCAGGTACAGCTGGTAATACCAACATTATATTAAACAATTTACCTCTATCCAGCGGTGACACTTATCAACTGTATGCTGGTGGTGAAAAATTGCTATTAGGCCCTGGAGATTTTGTGCAAATACAGTCCAATGCCAACACAGTTACATCGGTAGTTAGCTTCACCACAATCTAATGGGATACTTTGTTAAGAACCGCCAGCTACAGTCCGGCAGTTCGGGCGTGGTATTACCTACGGGTAGTTCATCACAACGACCAACTAGCCCAGCGTTTGGACTCATACGCTACAACACCGATTCTGGGCTAATAGAATATTTTGATGGCACACAATTTTTAAGTTTGTCTGCAGGCGGCATAACTTATACTGTAGATAATTTCACCGGCAACGGAGTACAAACAGTATTCAACATGAGTTCTGCCCCAGCTAACGCCCAACAAATCACTGTTTTTGTAGGCTCAATTTATCAAATACCCACTACAAATTACACCGTGGATGGAAGCAGTGTAGACATTACTTTTACATCGGCTCCGCCCAATGGTATATCCATTAACGTCATTCACACCGCCGCTTAATTTAGCTAAATATTCTATCACTGGGAATAATCTATGGCTATAAGTTATGTACAAGGGCAAATGCTTGCTGACAATCTTGAAAGAGACGGCATTGACTTGTCTATTAGCAACGCCAATGTAGGCATTAACACCCTAACTCCAGAATCAGAATTTGAAGTTGTTGGTAATATCACTGTTGGAAATATCATAATTTCTAACATTGGTAATATTAGTGCTGGCAATGTTAATATTAACAATTTGGCTACTCCGGTAGCCAATGCAGATGCCACTACAAAACTCTATGTTGATAATTTAGTAAGCAACGTTTCTGCTAATGTATTTGGAAACGTAATTCCGTTAGGAACGCCCACCGACGGTAGCTTGACAGGAAATACTGTAGCATATGATGGATGGACCACTGCTACTTTTGTAACAGACAGCGTAGACGATCTTAATCAAGTGGCATTAAACATTGCCAAAGGAACCTTTGTTGGCCAGGCCAATCTTGTGGCTAATGTAACATCGGGTCCAAGTCCACTAAGTGTGGCCTTTACTGGAACCTATGTAGGCACAGCCACTAATTTTTTATGGGACTTTGGTGACGGTACCACAGCATCCACACAAAACCCTACAAAAACCTACAGCAATGTATCGGGCGGCCAATTCTCAGTTACATTTACCGCTTGGACTACTAGCGGAACCTACGCTGGCAATACCACCGCCGGAGCCAAAGGATCAGTTGATTCCACCACTCGCACCAACTACATTACGTTGTTTACACCATTGCCAATTCCGTCATTTACTACAAGTCCAACAACGTTAAACACCGGTAGCAGTGTAACATTGACCAATACTAGTTTGTATGCTACGTCGTATACCATCAACTATGGTGATGGTAATTCAGCAGTTAATCCCGGAAATGCTTTTGTCACCAACAGCCATACCTATATTAACTCTGCCAACACTGATGCTATATATGGAATCAATCTAACAGGCACTAATCAAACTGCTGGAAATGCTCCGCCCTACAGTGTCACATCGTCCAACACCAATGTTAAAGTCTACACACAGCAAAGTCCTGCAGTCACTGCCAACACAACAACTACCATCAACTATCTAGCCACATCTGGCGGCAATGTCCAATTTAGAAACGACACTCCGGGAAGTCCTGGTAACACAGCAAGTTTTGGTGCGCAACAGATTTATAATTTCCAGTGGGGCGACGGCACTGCCAACAGCAACATCAATATCCAAACTGGTCTAGCCGGCAACCCGGGTGCGGCCAACACCTCACATGTTTTTGCCCTTACTTCAACGCAACAAAATGCCGCTACCACAGTTAACTATGTGGCCAATCTTTGGTTATACACCGGCTACAGTACCAGCCCATTCAAATCAAGCAACGTGACCATTTCCATCGAGCCAGAAGTCAGAGCTAACTTTGTAGGAACCAGCAACACACAAACAGATGCCACAGGATTTACCTCCAATGCACAGGTTGTATATCTATACACCGACTATAATGGCCGCGATCGTAGTTTGTTTAATTTCCAAAATCAAACATCGCCCAACGTGGCGTTCACAGGAAATGTATTCAACTGGACCTGGGGCAACACTA